TTAATGATACCAGTGGTAAAGAAATTCGCAAAGTTATCACAGATACATATACGACTGTTGATACTTCGGCAGCACGTGAGTTGAGATATACTGCCGAACCCGATCCTACTAATGCAGATTGGGACGATGATTTTGGATTTAATGAAACATTCTCGGAGTTTACAGATGGACGACAGTGGAACCCAGTCACAGGACAAGACGAACCAGTTTGATGGTTTAGATGCAGTATTTGAAGTTTCCAGTGAAATTGTGAAGGAGGCTCCAACTGCGGAGATCGTAGAACCACCAAAACTAGGAAATGATATTAAAGATGACTATGAATATAGTCGTTCTCAACTATATACGTTGATATCAAAAGGTCAAGAGGCAGTTCAAGGTGCTTTGGATTTAGCACAACAATCAGATCACCCCAGGGCATATGAAGTTGCTGGTCAATTAATTAAATCAGTTGGAGATGTAACTGACAAATTAATTGACCTTCAGAAGAAAGTAAGTGAAATTGAAAATCCAAAGAAAGGAAATCAACCACAAAATGTAACTAATGCATTGTTTGGTGGGTCCACATCTGAGTTAGCGAAATTATTAAAGCAACAAAGACAGTCTCTAGATAAATAAAACATAGGAAAGAATTATTTCGGAGTAAAGCATGTCCGTTTTAAACGTATTAAATACAAACAGTATTGCTGCGACTCAATCTGAATATCAAGTTGTTAAAACTGGTATTTACAGAGTGAGCGCAACTACAGCATCTACAGTTCAATTCAATGGTGGTCCTGTAATTCAATTACTGGCAGGAGAATCTGTTCTTCTAAAGGGTGTTAATCCTGGACGAGCATCTATTACTGCAGCAACTGATTCTGCTACTGCAGTCTATACCTTAGGTGATCGTGGTGTTGGATTAACGGGAGATACACACCCATTTATTGTTGGTGATTACATTTCAGTTACCGATACTGCTTCAGTAATTGATGCTGCATTTGAGTCTGTTGATACTGCTGGAAAAACTATCACTGCTGCAACTGGTAATACAATCACTACTGATATCGATTCGTCTGCTGCAACTGCTAATTATACTTACACTAGTGGTGCTCAGGCATATGTACACAGATGTGTAAAAATTACTGCTGGTGCAAATGCTATTGTTGTAGAAGAAGTTCAAATTGTTGGAGGATGATATGAAGTCCTACAAAGAGTTCTTATCCGAATCAGTAAATATTGCGGGAGATTTCAATGGAACTCTCCATGTACATTCCGATGGAAAGAATGCCGAACCAGTTGGAGAAACTTATAGTGCGGACATCATCTACAATGGTCAACTATTCCGTATAGAAGTTTTATCTGAAACTGGTCTACCAACACATGATGAATTAACTTGGATGCTCCAAGAAGAGTATCCTGGTGCAATGGTGCAGCAAATTTATCCACCACAAAAACCAAAAGTTAATATCACTAAATCAAATAGACTCAATATTGATTCTAGCGCACATAAGTATGGGGCATTTTAATTATGGCTCAGTGGAATAAGAATACACAAGATTTCTTGAATCAGGAGAGAAGTCTTTTTGAGGTAATGAATATTGCGGATCACTGGGGAAACCAAAGTGATTGGAGACCTCAATTCACCAATAGCAACAGATTTAAGGTTTCTCCGTATCAAACAGTATTCTTCAACACTTTCCAGTATGGTAAAGAGACTGATGTATGGGATGAAAGTGTAACTGGAACTGCTAGTGCTGCTTGGAATCAGTATTCTAGTAATATTGTAATGCAAGTTGGATCTACTGCTGGTAGTAAAATCGTTCGTCAAACCAAGAATGTGATGAGATACATTCCTGGTAGAGGTGCAACACTCGCATTTTCAATTCGTCTTGATACACCAGTAGCAGGTGTTCGCAGAAGATTTGGATTGTTTGATGATAATAATGGTGCCTATTTTGAAGATAATGGTGGTGTGTATTCATATGTCATTCGTAGTAATGTAACTGGAGTTGTTACCGAAACTAGAGTAACCAGAGATAATTGGAATGGGGAAAAGTTTGATGGTAATGGTTGGACTGGAGTAACTGCAGATCCAACAAAACAACAAATGATTTCTATTAACTATGAATGGTATGGTGCAGGTATCGTCCAGTTCAATTGGTTGATGAAGAATGAGACCATCGCATCTCATACTTTTGAGAACTCAAATACTAATGATAGGGTTTGGTGCTCTACTCCATTCTTACCAATTAGAGTTGAGATAGAAAATGTGACTGGTGCCGCAGGAACTCATTACATCTATCAGGGTTCCAATTCTCTTATTCAGGAAGGAGAACCAGAGAAACTTGGAACTCTTTTGAGTATATCAAATCCCATCACAGGGACAACGATGGCATCTGCAAATACATTTTATCCAATTATAAGTCTTCGTCTCAAATCTAATAACCTAACTGGTGTAATGCTCTTGAGATCATTACAGGCAGCAACTAATGATAATACGAATGTTTATTGGCAACTTCTACAAAATGCAACACTGACTGGAGGAACTTGGGTTGATCATCCCGATCCAAACTCCTTTATGCAGTATAATATAGCTCAAACAGCAGTATCTGGTGGAATCGATCTTTTGAGTGGTTTTGTGATTGCTGGTGGTGGGTCATTAGTTGATCTTGATGTTAGAGCAGCACTACAGATAGGTAGAAGTGGTATTGGAACAATCAGTGATACTTATACTCTTGCTTGTGCAAGTCCCAACACCAACAAAAAAGCATTAGCAGTTCTCAACTGGATTGAACAGAGATAAATAGTACATAGAAAGATAAAATCCATGAAGAAGAGAGTACCTACCGAACAAGAGATTGCCAAGAAACATGGTGTCGATGTCAGTTATGTCATTCGTCAAGCTGAGGTTGGTTCTACTGTAGAAAGAGAACATGTGACGGACCACAAAGCAGCATACGGTATTGCTCTTCAGCATATTGCAGAATTCCCTGATTACTACAAGCACTTACTATCCATGGAAAAGTCTCTCAAGAAAGAATGGGAAAAGAAGAAACCCATCAAGGAAAATCACATTGCTATCAATAATGGTACTGAGTTGGATGATGAAGGTGCGATGGCACTTGGTCAACTTGATGAGATTGAACTCTACATTAGAATGCTTCGTGGAACTATCAAGTCTCCAGACTATCAACTTCCTGGATGGGTACAAGCAAAACTAGCACTTGCAACTCATAACTTAAATGCTGCTGCAATGTACCTCAGAAGTAATCATGAAGAGGAAGTTGAACTAAGATCCTTTGGAGAATACATCAAAGAAGTTGCTGCATGGCAACGTAAAGAGGGTAAGAACAAAGAAGGTGGACTTAACGAAAAAGGACGCAAATCTTACGAAAATGAAAATCCTGGAAGTGACCTTAAGGCACCTTCAAAAGAGGTTGGAAATCCCCGCAGGAAGAGCTTCTGTGCCAGAATGAAAGGCATGAAAGATAAACAAACATCTAAGAAGACTGCTAGAGACCCAGATTCTCGCATAAATAAGTCGTTACGTGCGTGGAACTGCTGATGTCTAAGTCACCCAACAAAGGTAAGAAAGGAACTCCTGGTGGAAAACAAAACCAGGGAAACGCATCTGCTAAGAAAGCAAAGAACGGTGGTAAGAAAAAATGATGAGGATTTATGGCAAGAGAGTGGAACACTCCGATTCGTGAACCTTGGAATCCCGTAATTAAGAAGTGTCTTGATGCAATAGACACCCATATGAGAATGTACATACAGACGGGTGATGATTGGCATTTGTCTAAAGCAGATACATTAAGAAATTATGTTAAAGATTTAAAAGTTTGGATACACAAAAAAGAGGGACGAGAATGAATGAATTACCGAAGGAAGTAATCCTAAAAGCAGTCAAGAACTGCGTTGATGTTTATGCTGATAAGAATGATTTTATTGTAGATAAGAGTATTCCTGGATATTGTATCCTGGCTATCGAAGGAACAAACGAGACAAGTGATTGGGTAACTAACCTAAAGTTTCTATTCCGTAGTGAGGATACTCATAGAGGATTCAAAAGTAATG